GTTGGCGTCCTTGCCGCCCCAGGCGCAATAGCCGAGATCGACGTCCGCCGCGGTCTCTACCCCGATCTGTTTGTTGGCGAGCCCGCTGAGCGTTTTGTTTTGGCGTATTATCTTTACGTATTCGGTCAAGGTGTCCCCCTTCTTCAGGTGGCATCAATGTATTCAATCGTCACATGCGCCTGCTTATGGCGACTAAGCATAGCTTGCAGTATGGCTATATCACTATCCGCACTGTTTATCGTTATCCGTAATTCCGAATAACCGCGCGTCCCTCCGTAGGGCTCTAGACCGTGTTGAGCAGCCCCGTAAATCCGCGCGTTACACCATACCGGAAGCTCTTCTACCGTGATTCCAAATCCGAGGGCGGCCGCATAGGCGATGTACCAAGCTGACGTCGTAATTTCTTCCGCATGAAATCGTTTGACGTGCGCCTGCCTTTGGCGCTCCTCAAGCGTAAGGGGTAAGCCCGCAATTTCGGTTTCAGGCAAACCGAGGACACGCTCCCAATCAGCGAGGAACCAAACGGCGGATCCTGGGTCGGACTCATTTAGCACTTGGTACGCGTCATCCCCCAAGCGTTCGAGTTCAGCCCCAAAGCAGGCGAGCAGGCGAAGCAACAAATCTCCGTACCCGGATACCTCCGATACGTCCTGGACCTCGGTAGTATAGGCCTCGCCGTCCTGCCACCCCGTATCCCCCTCGGAAATGTCTTGGACTATACGCCCCACGGTAAGATGGCGACCGAACCAAATGAAGCCTTTCGGTAGGAGTCCCGCGAGCATCCACATATACCCTTCACGGGTGTACCTGTGTGGGAGCTTGTATTGGTCGAATACCGTCATGTCAGGTCCGTGTAAGTTGATCCGTTGAACCGAAGAATCTCCGGATAGTTTCTCGTAACGTCCTCCGGAGGGTCGTACACCTCTGAAAACCCGACAGTAAGCGAAGTAATTTCGTAGTCGTCCGGACCGGCCGCGCCTATCGCTCGCCTCATATGCGATAGCAGGATAGTCCCCCCCGGCTCCGTCTCCGTGTTGAACATGAGCCGCAACTGCGCGTCTATAGCCGACCGCATATCCGGATTATTTGGTGTCACTGAAATACGGAAATATACCGGTATCTCGTCCACGGTGAAATACTCCACCAGCGCGGGTATCGGTCGGATACCTTCAATATACGTCCCGACATCCAGCAGCACCGACGCGGATACCGACGCAAGGTCCCCCTCGGTATTTATCCTCGCGACGAAGACCGCCACGCGTCCGGCTCCGTTCGCCCAAATCTCCGAGGGGACACACCACGCACGGTCTACGCCGGGGACTTCCAACGCCCACCTGATATAGTCCCCCGGGTTACCGCACCCAAGGGGGTTCCTCGAGCGCTGCAACAAACGGAGCGTCCACGCCTCATCAGTCTCCAGGTTTACTCCATTGTCGAACCCTACCGTGGCGGGGGCCGTCCCGTCGGCGTTGACGATAGTAACCACGCTAGCGACATTTGCATCGGGGCTGCTCAACGTGAGGGTATCCTCCCTAGTATTCGAAGCCGCCCCGGGTTCAACTGCGACTACGGACACCGACGCGGAAGTTCCTATTGTAAAGGCGGCCTCGGTCTCATATTCTTTGCCCTCGCCGTTTACCAACCCCGTTCCCGAAGCCACAACCGTCGAGGCGGTACCGGTAAATTTTACATACCCCGTCGTATACTGCGCGGCCTTGCGCGGTAGGTTGTATATCCTACCCCAACGCTCAAGCCCCTCGCCGCTCGCAGTGTCGACGAACAGTTGCCTAGCCATCCATACGAGGAACCCGTAGGATAGGTGGATAGCCCCCGCAAAGATGAGAGCGAGGATACCAAGGAGGCTACGCCGAGGTATTGGTACGCCTTCCGTTACGTACCCCTCCATATCGGCCTTTATCCGAGAATATATCGTCTCCAGCGTAGGCCGTGGGTATGTCATGCAAGCCTCCCGAGCCGTTGTGCTTCCCAATTGATATAGTACCGCTGGTTTACCACATCACCAAGCGTCCTGTGCTCCCTAATAATAAAGTTGATTTGGTTCTCCCCGCCACGCGTGGCGGTTACTCGTATGTCGGCATCAATACCGTCGTCGATTTTCCACTGAAGGCTCTCCCTCACCCACTGCTCCGCCTGCCGGAGTACCTCCTCAGTTATTACGGACCGGCCAAGGAGCCACAACTTTGACCCGATCTCGTCACCTGTAACAGCCGACCCCCAGAACCCCGAGTGGGACTTGAATCCCTGAGGTAAAACGTCTTGCTCTTCCGCTCGAGCATCCGACCCGAGGGAAATAAGGTTCGCCGTTTCGAATCCCGGGTCCCTGTGAAGCACGGCACCGGTAACCCTTATGTCCGCCGGGCCTGGTGCGTTAGGCGGTAGGAACCCGTAGTAGAATTTCAAATCACCGTAATCCTCAAAAGATTCAGCCATATCAGTCCGCCTTTAGGTTTGTGCTCGCTACCGATGCGGGCGGCGACGCGAACGCCGCGGTGAACGCGGCCTTCAACGCCGATCCGCCATCCTGGGGGGCCGGAACCCAGGTTGAAAACATAGAGTAAAAGGTCGCCCAGAGTACGTCAACTTTCGCCGCCAGGGCCACCGCATCCGACCCAGCCCCCACGGATACACCCCCGGGCGCCGTAATCTCCACAGCGCCCCCCGTCTTCAACAGTATCTTCTGACCGTGTTGCGAATAGATGGCCACCTCCCCGGCGCCGAGGCCGGTCACGCGATAGGCTCCCGAATCCGCGACGAGTACTACCCCGTGGTCCTTGTTTCCGTTCAGGTGGCCCGCCACCACCTCGCTACCGATGGGGGGCGAGGTAGTTATACCGTAGGGCTGAAGACGCTCTATGCCGCCTTGCACCTCTCCGGAGAGCGTCTCGATTTTTACAAGTTGTAGGTCCCCGGAATCCGTTACCCCTTTGATGAGGCCTTTTACGAGCAACCCGTTGACCCGGTGCCCTATGCGGTCGATCGTGCTCATGTGAGATCCACTCGTTGGCCCGGGTCAGCCGCGAAGACCCCAGGGTGCTTCAGGGTTAGCGTCGTAAGCTCGCCGGTCGCGTCAAGAGAAAACACTACCTTCGTTATGAGCCGATCGACATCGACGTGCCATTCAGGGCACCGAAGTCCTACGCGCTTGTTTTTCTCCCAGAGGGCAGCCGGGATACCCGAGGGGGTCCTTTGGTACCAGCCCCGGACTACCCCCGTGAATTCCGTTGAACGCCCGCTTCGAACTTGCGCCTCCCACCCGACACGCTTGACGAGGATTTCCTTCGTGACCTTGTTCTCACTCATGATGAGCTTCGGACGATACCGTGTGACGCCTGTATCCGTGGCCGTGGCCGCCGCTTGCAGCATCTCTTTCGTCCACCGCTTACCGTCCCCTGGGCCCTGCCCGATGGCGGTATATTCGCTGAACCGCTCAGTCCAATCCACCGATTCAGTGAGTGACAAGAGGTTTCCGGGGAGTGATAGGTCTTCCAAGGCGCGCTCGTTACCCGTCGCCGCGTATCCGAGTATGAGGTCGCCCGAGAACGAGGAGAGGGGCAGCACCGCTTGAGAGCGGCACAAGCGCTCTACCGCATCGAATACCGCCTCCCCCGACTGCAATGTGAATTTCTCGATAAGAGGGTCGTCCGCCCCGAGCGCGTTCGGATTGACGAACAATCCGAAGGGACTCAATAGGTCGTAGATTATCGACGAGAATGTCTTACGAGACCAGGTCCTCGATGTGTGCATCGCGGAGCAATCAAGTAGGTCGACGAGCTTGTCCGCCCCCTCGACCATCAAAGCCGTTGACGCCGTATCGATAGACCGCGAGGTGTTGGTCAAGAATCCGTCGATAACCGGGGTGGGTATCGAAACGAGTGGGTTGGATATTGATATCCGGCAGGCCGCGCCGGTCTTCAGGTCAGACGACGCAACGTCCGCCAGGACGTTCCCCGAGTCGTGTAAATCTAAACGGAAGGATGAGACGAGCGACTCCATATCGAACGTAGCCGAGAACGACTCCCACCCCGTGAAGGACGTCCCATCGATGAGGAGGTCGATACTACTCTTGTCGGCATCAAGAAGCATCACGCACCCTCAACTTTAGCGGCTGTCCGGTAGGAAGGAATCCCGGATGCACGATCCCGTTTCGGTCGATAAAGTCTTGTTCGTCCTTGAGATCTCCGAAATAGGCATACATCAACGAAAGCGTGTTGTCGGGGTAAGGTAGTGTGATGTCTAACACGCGGGGAAGCGTCACTATCCGGGCCTCCAAGTCCTCGAAGACTGCCTGCTTGCCGTCCGCCAAGGCCGCGTAGAGGTCATCCGACGTCGCCGGCGACGACATAATGTCAGTGATAGTACCGAGCAGCTCCCCGCGGACTTCCCCCGCGTCCTCCGCCGAAGTGAACGGTGTCTCGGATACGATTTCGATTTGACCCGCAACGGCTATCAGCTTTACCAACCTTTGGATTTGCCGAACAGGGTGTGAGTCCCCAGTATTGATCGTCGTGTCTCCTATCACAGTATTGGAAAACGACGCTATCTCTTTTAGTTCCCGTAGCTGGTCGCGTGGCGTTGACGCCTCATCTACACCCCAATCAATAAGCGCAGTGAACGAATCTACCAGGTATTCTAGGTTGTACATCACTGCTTCTAGACGCCCACGAGTATTCTCGATCTGCCTCTTGAAGTCTGCCGCGCTACCCGCAATACGCTTTGCCGAATCGATTACTGACAACCCTTTGTCCATCGCCGCGCGAGCGTCCCGGACAGCGTTGGCCGGAGCTTGTGCGAGGTCGAAGATGTCCATAAAGCTCGACTTCGCCGTCCTAAGTATGTCCGCCTTCGCCTTCCGTACCATCCACTTAGTATCTGGTGCGGACTTCGTAGCGGTTAACTTTTTTTCGAATCCAAACGTGAGCGTATAACGGACCATCCCGCCTTCGTCGCTCGTCTCTACCGCATTCCAATCCCCAATCACCTTGACGTTGAGTGACCCACGATAAGGATGAACAAGAAGCCCGACGCCGCCCTGCTCAAGAGCCCTCTCGAACTTGTCGCGCTCTTCGAAATAACGTGGTCCGATTATGAAAGCGTCAAGCGAAAAGTCACGCGGTGAGGCCCCGAGGTCGTCCCGCTCCACAACATCAGAACGAGGGTACACGTGGTCTACCGTCCTACGTCCCCCTTTTGATGTCGCCGTCCGGACGTGGAACTGGGCCCCCCGGAAGGACGCCTGTAGGTATCCCTCTTGCCAGCCCATCAGAAAGCCCCTTCCATTACCGGACCACGGTCACGGTCTTTGACCTTGACCTTACCACCCTTCGACGCCGTCGCCTCGGCCGTCGTGCCCGGCGGCAATCCCTTGAACGTGACCTCTATTTTAGACTCTTGCGCCTGACTCATCTTATACAAAAGCAGCTCGTCGTATTGAGACTCAGACGCCCCGTATACAGATTGACCCCCGCCGGTATCCGTAATACCCCGCTTTCGCGCGGCCCCGAGCGCCTCCTCTTGTTCGATGTTGGCCGTCACTTCGCCGAGCGCCCGCCGGAGCTTCTTGATTCTCTTCTCTCTCACATCATCATACCTAAACACCCCCATACCCTCATGCCTAAACGCATCACGGCCCTCTTCGTACGCTATTTGACCTTTGATTTTAGCCGCAAGATTTTTTTGAGAATCGGTAGTCAGCTTCGACGCCCCCCCGGCTTTTTTCATGAAGTTCAAATCGTCATCGACTTTCGCGGCGATATTATGCGCCCTCATGAGAGGCTTGATTAGCTGGTCATAGATGACCGTGCCTATTGTCCACCCGGCGAACCCGGCCGCGAGAACGCCCACCGCCGCGTTGAGATATCCGAATTCCTTGACGCTTGATTTCAGGTTGGCGTTCATCGTACCGATAGCGGCGGACGGGTTGATACGCGCCAGCTCTTTAGCCGAGGCCGTTGACCCCCGCATAGCACGAGTCATCTTCCAGCTCTCCCCCTCGAAATACATAGTTGCCGCGTTGGCCGCGGCGAGCTTCTTCACGTAGGCCGATATGGCCGGGATGATGAAATTGTAGGCCTTAACGATGCCGGGGGCGATGTATACGATCTTCCCTATTCCGGAAATAAGCGGGCCCATAACGAGGGCAGCCCCCGCCGCTTTCAACCCGAAGGTGAGCGTCGCGTCGGACGCGTTGGAAATCCTGTCGATGAGCGGCTCTAACCACTTCACGAACTTTTCGACCTGCGGTAGAAGCTTGTCCCCGAGGACCACCGCCATGTTTTTCGTCCGCTGTACCCCTTGGTCCCATGTAAATCCGGCCTCGTTGATCCCTCCCGTTTGCGCTTTGAAAGCTTTCAGGGTAGCCTCCAGGGCTTTACCGACCTCCTCGGTCTTCCACCCAAACGCTTCCATCTGAGTACCAGTCAAAATCATCGCGAGATTAGTTGCCTCTTTACGCCCGAACATCTTAGAAAAGACCGACTCATTACCCTTAGACGCCGCCTTGAGTATGTCGAGTGATTTAGCTATACCGAGAACGGACCCCATCTCCATAGCCGAGCTGAAATCCATCGCGGCCCCGAATTTCGTGGCGTGCTTCGCAGCCTGGTCCATCGCAGCGGTCGGTTTCAAAAACTCACCTGCGAGGGAGGCTATTTGGGTGGACACCTCGTTCGCGGTTCCGGTTATTCCGGTAGCGGTCGCGAAAACCCCGAACAGCTCCTTCATGGACCACTTCATCGCGTTAGCCAAAGGCACCGAGCTGGTCAGCGCACTAGCCAACTCCGCGAAGGAAGTCTGACCGAGGTCCACCGTCTTGAACGCCATATCCGATACCGATTGAGCCGCTGCATCGGTCTCCAAACCGTAACCCTTCATTACCGCCGAGAGGAGATATACCGATTCCTTGACCCCCGTAACTCCCGCCCGCGCCATCGTAGACGCTATAGCCAGCGTGCCCATCGGGTCTTTATCACGACCGTACCGGTCGAAAGCCCCGAAGGCGCCTATCGTTTCGTAGAGTCCCTCGGCAATGTCCTCCGTCGAGATACCGGTCTTCACCGCCAGGTCCATCACTTCAACCTTCATTTTTTTAAGCCGCTCGGTCTGCCCGGGCAGCATGGTGCCGACGTTGGCCATGCTCTGATTGAGGTCCCGCGCAAACTTCATCGACGCGATACCGCCGGCGGCGAGCGGGAGGGTGACATACCGCGTCATCGCCGCCCCGACCGCTCCAATATTGCGCCCGAGCTCATGCGCCTTTTTCGTGAAGGCGTTGAACTCCTTGGTGTACTTGTCAACACCAAGAATGGGTACCTTAATCGGAGGGGTAGTCGGCATGTCAGTATTTCCCTTCCAGCACCGCCCGCGCTGCTATCACCCAATAACCGAACTCATCAACGTCGAAGCGATCTATCTCGCTCGGGGGCCAACGGTAAGCCCGCGCAATAATCCGTTGACCCCACTCCCACCCATCCGGAAGACCTACAAAAAATAGTTCACTACCTTCATCGCCGCATCGAAATCGCGCATACCTAGACTTTCGACTACGACCGTCGGCAACCCCGTCATGCCCTGGACGAGGGGCACCGAATGACCCATCTTCTGGGCTTCCCTCTGCGCAGGGAAGTGCTTCATCATCCCTACGGTAAGACGGTGGATGAATTCAATTTCGGTATACCGTTTGCTCCCGAGGTCGAAGGGCTCCAAAAGCGTGAGCGTAAACGGCAGATCGTATACCGGTTCGCTCGTCTCTTTCGGGGCTTCATTTTGAGCATCGTCGAATTGGTTCTCGTAATCGTTAAAAGGTCTCTCCCGTTCCATACTTTCCTCGTTTCTTCTCAGTCGATCTCGGTCGACGTTTTCCCCTGGACCTCGAACGGACATGTGCCGTCTTCGGTCTCGAGCTTCTTGTCCCCGGAGTAGTACGCCCCTTCGATCATGAATTTCTTTCCGGTGGCCAAAATAGCCACCACGGTTGCATCGTCCATGTCAAAAATGTCCCTCTTCACGTTGACTCCTTTGGCAACTCGCATCTCTCCCGTGATGGAGGGAATAACGAAGGTCGCCTTCTTCCCGACGAGGACTCCCTTACCGTTCAACATTCCCTCGTGCTTCGGATTGGCCTCGCCTCCGTGCTGGCAAACGAAGTTTCCAAAAGCGTTGATGGTCCGCCCGTTCGCCGTCACTTCGATTTTACCCGCGATTAAATCAGCCATGTATCACCTCAATTCCTGAAGTAGTTCGTCGCCGACCCGACGATAAATTGGTTGGCGAGATTCGGCGGCAACAGCCAATCCATTCTCGTCTCGTTGGTTGTGGACCGGCGCACTACCAGGTGCTCGATGAAATCCGCAAGAGCTACCGCTCCCCCTTCGAAATTCCCTTTGCGCCGCTCATCGATAAACCACGCTACCGCCTCGGTCTTACCGACGTCGAGGGTCATGATTTGCACATCAGCCTCAACACCCTCACTGTCATCCATCAGGATGGCCCTAGGGTACCGCGTGAGAATGCGCTGCTGAAACCGGTAGTTCGAGAACGCAATTTGAAAGATCTTGTTCTGCTGATGGTAGCTGGAATCCGCCGCTCCTGCCACGTTCACCAGGTACATGGTTACCGTGGCGTCCGTCGCAACCCCAACGTCATCGGTAAGGGTCGAGATACCCGCTGTCGCCAGCTGGTTTCTCTCCGTGGGGGTGAAGCGCTCGTCCTTCGGGAGCGCGGAAAACCCGGTCAACAGTTGCCGGTGAAGCGGTACCGCCGGGTTTTCCTGTACCGATTGAGCCGAAATGGCCGCCACGCCGGCCGCGTACTCGTACGTACTCTCGAGACGGGTGGTTTCCAGCCCCTCGCACGCCATGCACGGACTGTTGTAGGACGCCGTGGTACCCCCATAGGTGAGGAGATTGGCGTGACTATCGCGCTTCGCCGCGTAGCACAGCGACGTCCGCGTGGCCAAAGCGTCCGCTTGGGTGTCGAGATAATCTTGCACAAGCCCCATGTTGGTAGCGTCGGTATACGGCAGCGAAATGACGTTGTACCAACCGGACAGAACGGCGAGCGCGCCGGCGACCGACGGGTCTACCGTCCCCGGGGTTACGACGATGGCCGTCGACGCGAGGCCGGCCGGGATCTTCTCGCCGGCGTTGTACGACCAGCGGGTATTCAGATCGCCCGCATACACCCCGTCATTTTTCGCGGTGAGCGTGATTTGCCCGTCCGTCCGAGTGCAGACGATGGGGAGATTTACGAGGGCATCTATGGCCGCTTTGAGCGCCGTCGCCACGACGATAGCCGTATCGTTGACGGCCACCCCTACCGCGCAGCGTTCGCCGGCGATATAGAGCGCGAGCTCTCCGGCTTCCAGCGCCGTGCCGGACAGCGTGAATACCGTTGTGGCCTTCGTACCCTCCCCGTCGTCGAGGGACACCACCGTGATGGGTACTGTACCCGCATTGGAAAACGCTTTGATGGCCTGCCGATGGCTCACGGACCCGTAGCCTGACTTGAGCCCCACTTCGTCCGCCGATTGCGGGACATACGGGGTGAGCGCCGCCACGGTGCCCGACGAAATACGTTGCCCGATAAGCAGGAGGTTGACCGGTACTTCCGCGCTCCCCTCGGCCGCTTGCGAATTGTTGAAATCTACCCCCATAATAGGGATACCCCAATTGCTCGGTACTCCGGTCATTCGATGGCCTCCCTCTTTTTCTGTGCGGGAACCGTTCTGGCCGGGGTTATAACCTCGACCAACGACCCCTCATTGATACGCCGTTGAATGTGCGCCGACCAAGTGAGCTCGACACCTTCCTCCGGAACCTGCCGACCGGTCCCCGGGTCGATTACCACGAGCCCGGGAGAGGTCGGCCTTACTGTCAGTCGCTTTCCCATTCTGAAACCCTTTCCGGGCCTCCGCCCGTTATCGCGTAAACCCCTGAGCCGCCTGTTTGATGGCTTCCCCGCACGGGGAGGTCGCCTTCAACGCGTTCACTTTCGCCGTGTCGACTTTGATAGTGAGGCTCTTGCAGCGCTCCATACAATTACCCGCGTTGACCCCGGACGATAGGAGCTGAAGCACTGGCTCTTCGAAACAGGCTCCACCATCTACCGCCGAAAGCGTAGCACACCCCACCACGCACGCGGTCTCGTGTTGCGTCCTCCCTTGGGACGCCGCGCATGCGGTGAAGGCGAACACTACCAATACCAAGAAAGCGATATAAATTCTCATTTCGTTCTCCCTCTAAACGGCTATACCGTTCAATTTTGAAATACCTGAAACCGATATTCCGTTAATTTTTGAAATTCCGCTCGTCGCGATGCCGTTCATCTCTATGACGTTTTGCCATCCTTGTTGGGCCGCCGTTAGGGTAATCGCAAGCCCACTGGCGACTTGGTCACCCCGGTCGGTAGTTAGGTGTGCGTATACAATCCCCGCAGACAAGGTTCCTTGAACTACATTGAAGTGCCCACCAGTATCGCTCCAATCCACGATAGTTTGAGGGACCATCGTACCAGAGCCGGGAGTAGCACTGTCGGATAAATATAACACGCCCTCGTATTGATACGGAAGATTATTGGTTCCTATCCACGCAACGTTTGTTTGATTAGTAAGAACGTTTTCGTCCGTATCTATATCAGTAATAGTGGGCGCACTTACGGGAGCTCCACCCCAAGCTGTTGGGATATTTTTATAATTTTCTAGACTAGTAGCGCTGTTTCCGTCACCGGAAAAACAATCGTCAGTAGTAGGCGTCCCTGTCCCAAAATTACAATTCCATAAATCAGGTGCCACCCCCTGTGATCCCGTGGCAGTGCTTCGATTAAAACAGTTTGAAAAACTAACTGTTTTGTTTAAAAAACGTGTCCCTTTATCGGCTTGTTCGTAAAAACAATTTTCCAATAAAGTTAGGCCAGAGCAACCA